CCGCGCACGGTCTGGCCGCCTTTCACCTTGGGGACGATGTGATCGAGGCTATCGGCCAGATTGCCGCAATAGGCGCAGCGATGCTCCCAGGCCTCGAAGATGGATTGCCTGAAGCGGGTGCGGACCGTTCGAGCGGGGACAAACTCTGTCCCTTCGATCCGCGCTTGCATTCGCAGGCAGCCGCTCGCCCGATGCTAAGGCGAACGCCATGTAACGAATTGCGACAACCAGGATGACGCACGCCAAGTTCGCCGCGATGATGCGCGCACGAGCCGCGAGGCTCATCACCCCATTGACCCATGAACTTACTCATCCGCACTGCTGCCTGCTTGACGATGGCCATCGGCTTAAGCGGCGTCGCCTGGTGGTGCCTAACCACAACCCTTGACGACATGACGCTGCGTGACTGCAATGCTGGTGTGCGATCCGCTTGCCAGGCGCTGAAGCAATGACTCGACCGAGACGTTGCGTTCGGTATGAGCGCGGCCAGACCGTCTACGTTCGCGGCTGGCACCCATTGCACACCGGTCGAGTCACATCGGTGCTCATGATCCGCGGTTGGCCCTGGTATGAGGTGCTTGCCTCCTCGGATGCCTCGGTGTGGCTGATCCCCCGGCTGCATCTCTCCACCGTGCCCATCCCTTCGATCGACCAGTGCTGCACGCAGTGGACCGGCTCAACCGGCTGTTCTTCGCCACCGGCGATCGATGGCATCTGCAGCATGCCCAGGTTTTGCGAGACTACGTGGCGGAGCTTAAGGCCTGGATCCATCGCCATGAGCACGGTCGTTGATTGCTGGGAGCGCAACGGCGGGACCATCGAGGTGCTGCAGAATGAGCGCGGCGAGGTCTACCACCGAGTCTGCGCCCACGGTTATTGCCGCTATTGCGAGGACCGCTGGCAGGCTGAGAATTACCTGGATTATCTGCTGGCCAGGTGATCGGCTAGGAGCTCGGCCGCTGTTATTGTAGGCACGGCGGGCAAAGGAGCCGTCACCATGACTACGGGCCCGGCGAGTAGAGACGCCCGGCTTTTTGTGGGAATAGCGTGGGAACGACAGTAGCGCGGTAAGCTGCCGGAAGAATGTTCGAGCCCGCTAGGTCTTTGATCTGGCGGGTTTTTTTGTGGTGAGCGCGCTGGGACTCGAACCCAGGACCCCCTGATTAAAAGTCAAACGTTCTAGGATCCTCCCGTCTCCCGGCGCTTGCTTTCGCCTTAATTTCATTGGATTTGGCTTCACGCCTTCTCCCGTGGTATCCCTCCCGATCCCGGCGTTTTGTGGGAAAGGTGTGGGAACGATGAAGCTGACAAAGACGATTGTCGAGGGGGCCGCGCCACGGGCTCAGCGCTACCGGCTCAACGACAGCCTGATACCTGGCTTGTGCCTGCTGGTGCTGCCGTCGGGGGCCCGCACCTATTACCTCCGGTTCCGCCAGCTCGACGGCCGCCAGCTGGAGATGAAGCTGGGGACGCCGGTGGAGCTCACCCCTGACGATGCGCGCCGGCTTGCGCGGGAGGCTTTGTCCCAGGTCCGGGAGGGGCGCCGGCCGACTGAGGAGCGCCGGGCAATGCGTCAGGCCAGCACCCTTGCCGATCTGGCGCGCGAGCACCTGGAGCGGCACGCGGCAAAGAAGCGATCGGGCGCCTGCGACGAGGCGAACTGGCGGGTGCACCTGTTGCCGGCCCTGGGCGCCGCCACGAAGGTCGCGGCCGTGAACCATGAGGATGTGGCGCGATGGCACGCCGGGCATCGGCAGTTGATCACCGCGAACCGAGCGCTGCGGACGCTGAGCGTGGCGATGCGGCTCGCGGAGCAGTGGGGCTGGCGGCCGCACAACAGCAACCCATGCAAGGGCGTAAAGCCGCATCGGGAGTCGGCGCGGCGTCGGTACCTGAGCCAGGACGAGCTCACCCGGCTGCGCGCCGCCCTGGCTCAGTGGGAGGAGGCGGGCCCGCTAGCGGTGCGGTGGCGGTTCGCCAAGCTGGTGCGGCTGCTGCTGCTCACCGGAGCCAGGCTGCGGGAGGTGATGTGCGCGGAGTGGCGGCTGGTCGACTGGGATCGTCGCGTGCTGCTGGTGCCGGCCAAGCGGGGCAAGACGGGGGCGGCTGAGGTGCACCTGAGCGATCGAGCGATTGAAGTGCTGCGCGAGCTTTTGGGCGCGCACGCGGCCCTAGGTGAGCCGTCGCCGTGGATCATCCCGGGCGCCGATCGGAAGAAGGCGCTGGTCGGCTACCGCAAGCTCTGGCTGGCCCTGCTCCAGGAGGCTGGCGTCGATGATCTGCGGGTGCATGATCTTCGGCACAGCTTCGCCAGCTATGCGCTGAGCGGCGGGCAGACGCTGGGCGTGGTGGGCCAGCTGCTGGGGCACCGGAGCACGCAGACGACGAGCCGCTACGCGCACCTGATTACGGAGACAGCGCAGGCGGCGGTGGCGCGGGTGAGCGACGATCTGGGGGTGTAACGGATTGCGACAGATCACCGCCCATCGGCATCAACCGCCCCTACCTTGGGCCCATCGGCAGGCCGAGCGCGCCGCCGATTACCACCCCATCGCCTGGCACTGGCCGGAGGAACCATGTCCATCGCTTGCATTGCCGCCTGGGCCGTCGCCCTGCTCCTGCTCCCCCTGCTGGTCTTGCTCTGGGCCACTGAGAGCAGACAACAACGGGCCCGCCGCTGGCGCCACGACGGCCTCTCCCAGCAGGCCATCGCCGATCGCCTCGGCTGCTCACGCACCACCATCCGCCGCCTGCTGGACCCGGCCTAGGGGTCAGCGCGGCGCATGACCCTGATCGCGTTGGGCGAGCTTCAGCTCCATCAGCTCTTGCAACCTGGCGTCTCAGAGCGCAGCATCTGCTCACGCAAATCGCCCCTGGCTGTGCGTCACGACTACGGCCACAGCTCCCGCGGATCTTTGCCGGTCGCCATCATCCGGCTCAGCCGCTCAGCCCGCTGGCCAACCTGCTTGGCCCACTTCGAGTCGAGCATCATCGACGCGGCCCGCTGGTAGTCGCCGGCCTGGATGGTGGCCAGCGTGTTCTTGAAACCCAGCAGGCCCACCAGGCCGAGGTTGAAGCTCATGTCGAGCAACACGCGCTGACGCACCGCATCCAGCTGGCTAACCCACGGCAGCGCGTTGATCAGCGCACGCTCCTCGCGGGTGATGTCGTTGGCCAGCAAATAAGCGGACTCCTCGGCGGTGATGCCTCGGTCGTCCAGGTTGCGGCCCACCCCGATGGTGAGCTTGCCGGCGGTGCAGCGATAGGGCTTCAAGCGCTCGCCTTCATGGAGGCGGAGCTGCCGCGTCATATCAGCGCGATCAATCATCAGTGGCGGTCCTTGCTCTTGACGCCAAAGATCAGATCCAAAGGGCCACCACCGCCCTTTTGCTTGGGGGAGTACGGGAAGGCGCGGATCGCAGCGGAGAGGATCAACTGCAGCAGGCTGTTTGAGCGCAGCTTGCTCATGCCGACCAGCTCGCTGGCGACGAATAGCGCCAGGCCCAGGTACTCGGTGTGATGGCCTTCCATAATGTCCATTGGGGTGGTCTTTCCAGGTTAGCTGTAGTGCAGGTAAGTGCTGAGGATGTATTTCGGCTCCTTGATTGTGCAGCGGCCGGCGTGCAGCCAGGGCCACAGCGGCGGGAACACCAGCACCGACCCAACGCGCGGCTGAATCTGCTGTCCCCACAGCGGAAACACCGTCTCACCGCTTTCGTCCACGTCGTTGAGGTAGAGCAGCGCCGACAGGAACCGCCGGGCGCTGGCGTGATCGCCGACATCGACGTGATCCGGGAACTCGTCGCCGGAGCTGGGCCGGTAATGCTTCATCCGCAACTCCTCGAACGCCAACTCCTCGGGCCACTGCATCGGCTTGATGTCGAGGTCGCGGCTGTAGGCCTCGAACACCGGCAGGATGGCGTTAAAGGCGAGATCGTGCCCCTCGGGCCAGCACTGCGTCAGGTTCAGCTCGGTAAAACGCGGCGCGGTGCCCTCGCCCTGATGGATAATTTGATCGGAGGCCCTGGCCTCGAAGCCATCGATGAGCTCCTGGCATGACGAAGGCGGCAGTCGATCGGGATAAACCATCACGAGATCAGCCAGACGCATGGGCGGAGTTCTCAGGGTTAAGCCACTATGGCCCAACCGCTGCCGGGCCCTTCGACCATCCACCGGGGGCCGAGGTTCTTCTTGCTGTACTGGAGCCGGGCGCCCCAGTTGTTGACGTAGCAACCGCTTACCAAATCCAGATCGCCAAACGGATCGTGCACTGTGATGGCGTCGTCGCTGTAGCCGATCGCGCAGATCCAGTGACCGCCGCCTGTGGGTGCAGTGACGGGCCCGTGATGCAAGATGCCGATCGGCACGGGCGCGCCCTTGTCGATCTGCGCCTTGATCGTGCCCCAGCTGGCGTTGTGCACCATCTGCGCCTCGACGCCATAAAACTTCAACGCCATGATCTGACTCGTAGCATCAATGGTGTCGCCGTAGCGCAGCACGCGGCCCAGGTAGGCGTCATCGCCATTAACGCCCTGGAGCGTGCCTGGCTTAAGGGTTTCCAGCAGCATCGCGCAAGAGCTGCTGAAGCACATGCGAAGCGCATGTTCCGTGGCGCTGTCGCGCTGGCTAAAGTAGCGCACCTGCAGCGGGTTGGTCTTGGTGCGAGGCTGCTCCTGCTTGCCGGATGCTCGCCAGGTCTGGAAGTGAGTCGCGTCGCGCTTCTTAAAGCTGGCCGGCACCGCCTCCCAAAACTGCAGCACAGCAGCGCGCTGATGTGGAAGCCCTTTCCAGTGCTCCAGGTAAGGGATCGGATCAAGGATCAGATCGTTGGTCATTTTGGTAGCGCCTCCACTGAAGGTTCTGACCCAAAATGCAGACGTGGGCTGGCTGCGCTCACTACAAACGGCACCACCAGGCTCAGGATCACCGCAAGAATCACGCCCTGCGCGACGCGCTTTTCAACTTCAGTCAACCGGCGGAAGGCGTCAGCGATGTCTGTGTGCTTTTGAGCCAGGCTCTGGTGCACGGCGTCGAGCTTGCCCTCCATGACGCCGAGCTTGTGCAAGATGTCTCCGTGCGTGACCTCGTGTTCGGGCATAACGACGCCTGTTGATGGGTTAAGTCTATGCAGCTCGCCATCAACGGGCTGAGTTAGCCTGCAAATGCAAGAGCTTCATCGGTCCTTCGGGAGTGTCGATCTGGACGGCGTAACCGCCGGCGCCTGTGTAGCCGAGGTTCTTAGCGTAACTGGCGCCGTTGATCAGGGTGATAGATGAACCGCTCGGCGTGCCGAAGTCAATGCCGGCGTGGAAGCTGCGGCCGAAGAGATCGCGCGGGCCATAGCTGCTGGTGACGCCGTAGGAACTGGGAGCCCTTCCGTTAATCCGCAGGTAACGGTCAGCGTCTGCGGCGGTGATCCGACGGCCATCGGCCCACCCCGCGTGAAGGTGCGGGCCCGTCGAGTCGCCGCTGCTGCCGGTGCGCGCGATCACGCCCTGCGTACCGCCTCCGCTGTTGCGGCCCTTGCTATCGCGGCCGGTACTCCAGTCGGTGCTCTCTTGGCCCTGCGTGCCGCATTCAAGCGTGCTGACATAGCCGCCGCCGCTCAGGTCATGCGTGACGCTCTTTACGTTCCAGGTGCCGTCGACGTATTCGCGGAAGCCCTGCAGCGTCACCAGGCCCTCGGCGTTCACGTCCGGCCGGCCTGGCATCTGCAGGCTGATGCGCACCTCGCCCGCGCGCAGCGACTGCAGACGGCTGTCAGCGGCCTTCTGCGCTTCAGCCTCGGTCTTGAAGAGCTGCTTCTCCTCAAAGGCGGGCAGTGAGCCGCCGCTTTCACCGGCGGTGTAGACCTTCTCCTTGTTAATGCTGCGATCGAGCCACTTGGCCTTCACCGCGCCATAGGCGCCGCGGTTCTTCAACGTGGCGCTCCAGCTCGTCACCTCTTCCTGCTTGATGGTGACGTTGCCGGCGTTGTCCTTGTCGCCCCGGGGCACGACCACCAGACGCCCGTCAGATGGCTTGATGGTTGCGCGGTACTTCTCGGCCAGGCGGGTGAGAAATGACTGGTCGCTCTCGTTGGTCTGGTCCTCGTGCTTGATCTGAATGCTGGCCAGCTGGCCTTTGATGACGGCGGTAAGGTTGTTGCGCTGGGCGATCTCCTGCACCACCTCGCCAAGGGTCTTGTCATGCCAACTCTTGGTCTTCTGCTCCTTGACCAGCGTCGGGGCGGTGTTGCTCGCGGTCGCCTTGATGACCATCGAGCGGGGGCCCATGCTGAGCTCCACTTCATCGACGGCAAAAACGCCTAGGTAGACCGGCGTGCGGCCGCCGGTGCTGTAGCCCAGCCACACGCGGATCCAGGTGCCGTTGTCTGCGACGGGGATCCGCTTGTCGCGGTCGTCAAGGGTGATCTCCAGGCTGTCGCTCTGCTGGCCCGCTT